AACTAAAAGAGTAATGGAATCTACAGAAAACTATGGCATTAAACAAAGTCTTTATGATAAAATAGAAAATACTCCAAGTGCCAAAAAAGCAGGTGAATTAATTGCAACAAAAATACTAAAAGATTACCCACAACTAAAGAATAAAAAAGCAGAAGTATTTGGTAGAGCAAAATCTAATTTAACAGATTTTTGGAAATCATATGGTGGTTCAGACACTACACCAAAAACAGATATAAAAATAGGTGATAAAAACTTTTCAGTTAAAATAGGTTTAGCACAATTAATGTCTGGTGGTAAAGCAGAATCAACTGCAACATTTCAAGCGGCAGTCAAGAATTCTAATCCAGATTTAGTAAAAAGTCCTCAGTATAAAAAAACAACTCAAGTATTAGAAGGTTTTGTAAAGAATACATTAGCACCATCACAACTTAGACCTTTAATTAAATCTGGGACAGATAAGGTTGTTAATGCCGCGGAAAAAGCACACAAAGATTGTATGTCTGAACTTGGTAAATTATTTAACGAATCAGAGTCATTTAAAGTAGAATTTGCCAAAGAAGCAATGTCTGGTTATGAAAAGTTTGGTAAAAATAATCCAGCATCTGCAGATTTAATGTTAGTTGCCACTGCTGACGGTGGTAAAACAGTAATTCAAGATGTTAATGATGATGCTTATTGTTTAAAAATAGCAAATGCAATGAGACTTCAAGCAAGATTTAAAACATCGTCAAGAAAAATAAAAGGTGTAAAAACAGGAGAATATAATTATTGGTCAGTCGTATCTTTAATAGTAAATTCTATGTCAGAAGAATTAGAATCAGGCGAAAAAGAAATGTTGATTGAAATTAATATATTAAATAAAGTTAAATCATTTGTAAGTAAAACATGGAGTAAAGTTACAAACTTTTTTAAAAAAGGTTTGAGACAACTTACATCTTTTCTTGGTGCGATACCAGATATTAGAGTAAAAAGAAATGTTAAGTTTTAATGAACACATAGCAGAAGTTGAAGAAGGTGTTAATGACCCTGCAATCTTCAAAGCAATCTTTCTTGCTGGTGGACCAGGTAGTGGTAAATCATTTATTGTTGGTAAAACAGGACTTACATCTTTAGGGTTTAAAGTTGTAAATTCTGATACTGCATTTGAACGTGCAATGAATCAAGCAGGTATGGAAATGAACCCTGATAATATTTTTTCTGTTGGTGGTCAAGATATAAGAACTAAAGCAAAAGAGTTGACTGCAAAACAACAAATGATGTATATGAAAGGCAGACTTGGTTTAGTCATTGATGGTACAGGGCGTGATGCAGAGAAAATAATTAGACAGAATGAAAAACTAAAAGAACTAGGTTATTCTACTGCAATGATATTTGTCAACACAGATAAAGAAACTGCATTACGTAGAAATATGGAAAGAGCAAGAAAACTAGAACCAAAAGAAGTTGCAAAGATGTGGGACAATGTTCAAAGAAACGTTGGTAAATATCAAAGAGCATTTAAAAGTAGATTAACAATAGTTGACAACTCAGATGGAAAAGACTATAATAAAGAAACAACTAGAGCATTTAGAATAATGAAACAATTTGCAGACAAGAAACCTATGAATCCAATTGCACAAAAGTGGATAAAAACTCAGAAAGAAGAGACAAACCCTAGAATACCTAGAAAGAAAGGTCAACCTGCTAATTCTAAAAAGCATTCTGATTTATATACAGATGAGAATCCTAGAGGTACAATACATGGACTAGGTTTTAAAGATGTTGAAACTGCAAGAGCAAGTGTTAAGAAGATAGAAAACTCTGGTAAAAAACATGCACATAAAATCCAAGCGGCAGTTGCTATGGAACAACGTGCAAGAGAAATGGGTAAAACTGCAGAAGCGGCCATCTATCGTACATATATTAATAAGATGAAAAAGAAAACAAAAGAAATGAACAAAGAAGATTACATGGAGTATCACCCAAAGAACAATAAAAAGTATCGTAAGTTGACACCATTTCAAACAGAATCTTACAAAAGTCTTTTTCTACCAGAAGAAAAGAATACACATATGACACATATAGAAGATAAAGTTTTGTATGGTGGAGTCAAAGGTACGAGAGAGGCAATCAATGCCCTGAGAAACATACGTGATATGTTAGCAGGTAAATCATCAACTAAGATGTCAGTTAAGTGGGATGGTGCACCAGCAATTTTCTGTGGTGAAGACCCGACTGATGGCAAGTTCTTCGTTGCAAAGAAAGGTATCTTTGCTAAGAATCCGAAAGTATACAAATCAAATGCTGATATTGATGCTGATACCTCAGGCGATTTAGCAGAGAAACTAAAACTTGCATTGAAGCATTTAAAGAATCTTGGTATTAAAGATGTCATACAAGGTGACTTCTTGTACTCAAAACAAGACTTAAGTAAAACTAAAATAGATGGTAAGCAGTATATTACATTTCACCCAAACACAATTGTCTATGCAGTAGAGGCAGGCACAGAAGCGGCCAAACGTATTACTAAGTCACAGATTGGCATAGTTTGGCATACAACATATAAAGGTAAAGACTTTGCATCAATGAAAGCATCATATGGTGTGAAAAAGATACCATCTTCTCCAGCAGTTTGGTCGCAAGATGCAGAACTAAGTGGCGCTGGTGAGGCAACAATGAATGAAAAAGAAACAAAAGAAGTTACAAGTTATTTAAGTACTGCTGGTTTTCTTTTTAACAAAGTCGCTGGCGATACACTTCGAGAACTAGAAAAGAATCCAGAACTTGCAAGGTTGATTGAACAATACAATAATACTTTTGTTAGAGCAGGGCAAATGTTACCAGATAGTAAGAAACATACTGCAAGATTAATACGTTGGATAGAGAATAAGTATAAAAAAGAAATGGATAAACGTAAAACTGCAAAAGGAAAACAAACACAACAAGACAAGTTAGATTCAATATTAAAGTTCTTTTCGCCAAAAAATAGAGTTTCACTTGTCAATATGTTTGATTTACAGAAGAATATAGTTCTCGCAAAACTAAAACTTATAAATAGATTAAACAACATTAGCAATATTGATGCATTTGTGAAAACACCGAAAGGTTATAAAACTACTGGTGCAGAAGGATATGTTGCTATTGATAAATTAGGTGGTGGCGCAGTTAAGTTAGTTGATAGATTAGAATTCTCTTACAACAACTTTTCTCCAAATATATTGAAAGGATGGGATAAACCGAGGTAAAATGAAATCATTTAAAGAGTTCACAACTACAGACGAAGCAATGACAGTTCAACAAAGGTTGAAAAGGTCTCGTCAATTCAAAAAAATCAAGGCAAAAATCGCAATGGGTCGAAAGAAAGCGGCCCGTAAAATAGCATCACCTGAAAAACTAAAGAAACGTGCATTGAAAAAAGCACGTCTAAAGTTCTTTAAGAAAATAACTAAAGGTCAAGCACCACAACAAGTATCTCTTGCTCGAAGAAATGAGATAGAGAAAAAACTTGATAAGATGAAACCTAAGATTCAAAAGTTTGCTAGAAAGATTTTACCACAAGTAAGGAAAGATGAATTAGCAAAGAAAAAGAAATCTAAAGAAAGCAAGTAATATATCATGGCAATCAAAAACTTTTCACAATATTTAATTGAAGCAGAAAGAGAGGTGTTCTTCACATTTGGTAGAATGAATCCACCCACTATCGGACATGGTAAAGTTTTAGAAACGTTAGCAAAGAAATCTGGTAGAAATGACTATAAAGTTTTTACCTCACAAGTATCTAATCCAAAGAAAGACCCACTATCTTACTCAGATAAAATTAAACATATGCGAAAAATGTTTCCAAAACATGGTAGAAGTATTATTATTAATAAAAAGATAAGAACTGCCTTTGATGCGGTAACAGAACTATATGACCAAGGATATCGTAAAGTAAATATGATTGTTGGTTCTGATAGAGTTAGAGAGTTTGACACACTATTGAAAAAGTACAATGGTGTAAAAGGTAGACATGGTTTCTACAACTTTGAATCAATTAATGTATTGTCTGCAGGTGAACGTGACCCAGATGCTGAAGGAGTTGCTGGTATGTCTGCATCAAAACAAAGAGCAAATGCTCAAGAAAATGATTATACTGCATTCTCTCAAGGCGTACCAAAGAATATGAATGATAAAGATACTCGTAAGTTATTTAACGATGTTCGTAAAGGTATGGGACTTAAAGAAGAGAAAAAGTTCAAACGTCATGTTGACCTTGGTAAATTAAACGAACTTCGAGAGAACTATGTAAAAGGTAGTCTTTATGAAATAGGCGATACTGTTGTTATCAAAGAATCAGAAGAAGTTGGTATTATTACAGTATTAGGTTCTAATTATGTTATTATCGAAACAAACGATAAGAAAAAAGTACGTAAATGGTTAGATGCAATAGAACTTGTTGAAAAGAAACTAACACCAGCAGAACTCAAGAAAAGAGAAGAGATTGCTAAAGCAATAGAAAAAGATAACCCTAAAATGCCTATGGACAAGAAAATGGCGATTGCTACTGCTACTGCTAAACGTGTTGCAGAAAAGATTGTCGATGATGTTTCTACTATCATAGAAAAAGAAAAAGAAAAGGCAAGAGTTGCCCAAGATAAAGATGTCAAAGACAAGAAAGGTTCGCAACCATCTGTTTACTATAAAGGTGTAGCAAAGAAAACAAAAGGTGCTAGAGCATCACATTTTGCTAAACATGGTAAGATGGACGATGATAATCCAGCGGCATACAAAGATGCACCTGGGGATAAAAAAGCGAGAAAGAAAGGAACAAAACTTAGTAAACACACAAAATCATACAGACAAATGTTTGGAGATGACTAATAGTATAAATAGAAACATGATATCTTTTAAACAACATGCAGAAATAGAAGAAAGTTCAAAGAAAGGTCTTCAAAATAAAGCATCAAAGTCTGGATTTGCATATAAAACTTTAAAAAAAGTATTCGATAGAGGTGTTGCCGCATGGAGAACTGGTCATAGACCAGGGACAACTCCAGCACAATGGGGTATGGCGAGAGTTAATGCCTTTATTACTAAGAAAAAGAAAGGTATTAAATTAAATCACGACCAAGATTTAGGTTAGGAGAAAAACATGGCAAGATATATTCAAGTATTAGGTACAGAGGCCGCTTGTGGTACATCGACTGGAAATGGTAGTAATTTTGGTAATGCAGGATTAGTTCGCCTTCTCAATAGTACTGGTACTGCAAGATTAGTTACAGTTGAAACTTCTGCAAACGTCACTATCGGAACTTTTACACTTGCTGGTAACCAAGAGATATACGTAAGAAAAGGTAAAACAGACGAGATATTTGCCGCGGCAACTACAGTTCTTGGAGTTTCAGTAGCATTTAGATAGGAGTATCAATGAAGTTCAGAGACATATCTGAAAGAGTTAAGGGTGGTAAGTTAGACCCATTGTCTAAAATGGGTAAGTCTAAACTTACGGGTCAAGAGATTGCAAAGTATTATAAAGATAATCCTAAAGCAAAACAGGCCGCTAGAGATAAAACAGTTAAAAAAGCAATCGAACTTGCTCTTGATTTAGGTGGCGCTCAATCGTATGCAATAAAAGAAATAGAAAAACTTAAAAGAGGTCTTTCAAAAATGCCTGTTGTTCAACAAGCACTTAGAACTGCAAACGAAGAAATGACAAGTACATCTTCTGTTGCTATGCCTGAAATACCTTTAGGTCGTAAACACAAAGTAATGAAAAGAAAAGAACTTGAAGAAGCATCAATGACTTACAGAATTAGAAAAGCACAAAAACCAGAAATAGATAACATGATGAAAGGTGCTCGTATGATGAAGTTAAAAGTCACGGGTAATAGAGTTAAAACTGTTGGTGCTGACCCAAGACGAAAAACAGGTGATACAGAGATTACAGTAAGTGGGACTGCAAAGAATCTTAGAGACTTTGATGCAGTAGTTAGAGGTAAATCATCTTATGGAGACCCGTCTTTAGTTAAAGAAGATTTTGACTTGTTAGAAAAACAATTTGCAATAAAACCTGATATGGACTATACTGCACCATTTTCTCCAAAATATAGAAAAAAATTTAGAAAGTCTGCGCCAGGAAGTATTAAAAATAAAGAAGAAATTGTTGCAATGATTAGGAAAAAGAAAGACGGTAAACATAAAATAAAAGACGGTAATACTTCTCTTATTGTTAGGTCACTTGCAAGAATGATGAACCAAGACAGAAAAGGTGCAAGAGACAAGGGTGCCGCTTTTGGTAAAGGTGACCCGAAAGATGAAATGGACGCACCAAAAATTAAGAAAATGATTGATATTGTTTCAAAAGGAATAACTGTCACAAAAAAAGGTAATAAGATTACAAGAAATGCACCTGAGATTAATGCATTTACTAATGTTGATACTGCAGTTAGAGACGATGTTTATCAAGTTATTAACATGGCAAGTGACGGAACATTATCTAGTTTAGTATATAATGAAAGTACAGAACTTGATGAAAGTGTGAAACTTTCAAGGCCTGCTAAGGGTCAGAGAACAATTACAATTGATTTTAGTAAAGCACGTAATCCTAAAAAGGCAAAAGATAAAACAATGTCGATTGCAAAAAAACACGGGATAAAAACTGGAAAACCTAAAAAACCCCAAAGTAAAGATGACGTTGAGTTCACGGGTTCAAAAAAGGCGATGACTTTATTCGGGAGAGAATTTAATTTAGCAGGTAGAACTGGTTTGTTAGAAAATAAAGAAAGTTTTAACTTAAACGAAGAGTCTGCAACTATGAAAAAAGTTCGTCAAGTAATTAAGAAAAAAGGCATGATGAACATAGACGGTATGAAACTTGACTTGACAACTGCGAGTATGATAGCATCTGTATATGACCAAGTTAATCCAATGAACAAGAAAAGAATGGACAAACTTAAATTACCACAACTTGTTAATCTTACTATGAAAGTTGCTGGTAAAGGCAAAATAAAAAAAGAAGATGCAGTTGAAAGAGCAAAAGAACTCGCTGACTTAAAAGCAAAACATAAAAGAGAAGTAGAGCAAGAAAAAGACGAGATTGCCGCAACTAAACAAACTAACGAATCTTTGTGGAGAAACATACACAACAAGAGAAAAAGTGGTAAGAAGATGCGAAAACCTGGTGAGAAAGGCGCACCTACGGCACAAGATTTTAAAAATGCTAGAGGTGAATCAGTATCAGAAGCACCTCAATCTAAAAAATTTCAAATGACATTTACTGATAAACAACCAAAAAGTTTAGACCATTTTTTAAGAATGATAAAAACTCAAGAAAGGGCGACTGCCTCATCAGGAATACCAACAATAAAACTTCTTAAGAAAACTAAAAAAGGTAAAAATACTGTAGTTGATTTTATGTCTGGCCCTAATATGCAGATTAAATCTATAAAAGATATTATGTATAATGTAAAAAAGAAGTTTAAAGAACTAGAAGAAGCAGTATCACCTAACCAAAAAGCAATATTACAAAGAGTTAAAGAAAGATTCCCTAGATTGGGTAAAGCAGAACAAGAAAAAATTGCTAAGATTGTTAAACCAAAAGGACAAATTGATTCTACACTTTATCTTGCTTTGGGAAATGCCTATGACAAAAGAGATTTAAAAGCATTAAAAACACTTATGACTAATTATGGTAAAAAATATAAAATAGAAGCAGTATCTCCTGCACAACAGGCCGCAATTGCAATCTCTAAGAAAGAACGAGGTGAGAAACCTAAGAATGAATGTGCAGATGAAAAAGACTTTAAACCACATAAAATGTATAAGGGTGATAAAGAAGTCATGGCAAATACATATGCTGACCATGTGAAGTATGACAAAATGGGTTATAGTCACGAGAAACCTAAAAAAGAGGCACTAGATGCCAAAGACAAACCATTTGTCAAAGACTTAGTTAAAAAGTTAAGAGGTGGTTCTAAGACTCATGCAAAACAGGCAGATGATTTAGAAAAAGCAATGAATACAGAATCTATGTCTCGTGCAAAACGTGATGCAATGAGAGATATGGGCACACGTAAAGACAGAGACGATGATGGTAACCCTGTAGCAACTGCAGATGACAGAAAGGCCGCAGATAAAAATGTTGTTATGCAAATAAGAAGAGTTACAGATTTAAGTAAACCTGCACAAATAGAATTACGAAATGGTAAAAAAGTAATGCTGAAACCAGCAGATGCTAAAATGATGATGAAAAAGTTTGATGCAATTCGTAAACCACAAGACAGACTTAAAGTTCAAAATGCAATGAACGATAAGAAAATGACAGTCCAAGGACTAAAAAGATTACTCGGGAAATAACATGAGTTTAAGAAAAGCAATAGAAGAAGTCGCACTTAATGAACAGTTTAAACTTAAGGTCAAGTATGACGGTACATCTGAAAAGGGTAGAGGCCCTACGGGTATTGCTTATGCTATTCCTAGTGGTCACCCAGATGCAGAAAATCCTAGAACAAGGAAGAAATATCCAGAGAGACAAACACCCCAATACAAAAAACTCTATAAAGCAATACTTAAAAAGAAAGCACCTAAACTATTACGAAGTCACCCTATAAATGAAGAACTTGAGGAAGACACACTAAACGAAAGTTTTAAACGCTTTGCGGGTAATAAAAATATTGAAGTGTTTCAAGCATTAGATAATAAAAATAATGATAAACCTATTTATTACCGCATCTTTCACAAAACTAATGGTGATTATCATAGTTCAGGTGAAAGTATACACATACCAATGAACATGGTAAAAGAATTTAAACAACTAGTTAATAAACTTAAATAAAATGAAAACTTTTGCTCAACACAGTAAAGAACTTGAAGAAGCACCACTGATTCAAGACCAAATACCTGCAGTAAAATCTATGGCAACTAAAATAGTAAATCTATTAACAAAAGAAAACTCTAAAAGAAGAATTCAACTAATGACTCAAGTAGGAAGAGCAGTTGGTATTAAAGTAAAAGTATTACCGAATGGGAAAATAGAATTACGTTAAGAATAAATACTTTTCGTGAAGCGACATAAATTATTAAATATACATTATTTAGGTGGAAATGGTGGCGAGTTTTTAGCATCATATCTACAACACCACCGTGAATTCAATCAACACGAAACTGACCAAATGGATAGTATTACTAAATACGAATTCAAAAGAGACAGATTCGACCATGCATCACATATCTATTTAGGTTTAGGTACTCACAAATGTCTTGCTCATTATAGTCCTAGAAAATTTCTTCAAGAACTTTGGAAAACTTCAAACGATAAATGGACATTACGTATTGACCATGGTTATGGATATACAGTACAAGAAGAACAATGGATAAAAGGATTGTATGAAGATTGGAATGTATCTAAGACTATCATTTTAAATACAACAGAACTTGAAGGTTCAAAGTTTTGTCGAGACTTAGCACAAATAAAAGTTTTTGGTAAAGGCACTCATACTATGTCTGAAACTGCAGAATTTAATCAACCAAAAGCATATGCAGTTAATAGATTAGCACCACTACTTCAAGAGTTTAGTGGTTTTGATTTAGGCGATATCTGGGAAACTCCATTAGAATTCAATGAATTTGCTACACAACGATATAAAGACTTGATACCAGAACCTCATGACTGGTTGCATGTAGACCCAATGAGACTACTTCATACGAAAGATGAACAAGAAAGAGAAGAACAATTAATAAGAATTTTTGATTATTTAGGGTTTGATTATTCAATAGTTGATTTAGGTATGTTATTATGTGAAAAATACATGCAAGATAATATAAAATTACATAAAAAAAGAGGTTTTTCCTAATAAGACTTAAGGTCTAGAAAGTAATTTGTATAAATAAAAGTATAATTTTACTATAATGGGAAAATATGGCCGTCAGGGAAACACAATCTACTAGATTGGATAGAATCGAAGATAAAATTGATAAACTATCCGATGCTATAATTTCACTTGCGAGAGTAGAAGAAAAGATTGCGAGTATGGAAAAACAGTTAGAGAATGGGCATGATAGAATGAATAATCATAGTATAAAACTTGATTCTATCGAAACTCAAGTTACATCTAATGCTCAAACAGTTTCAATAATACATCGTGTTTTTTGGATAGTAATAGTTTCTTGTGCAACAGTTGTTGCTAGTGTAATAGGTAATATGCTTTGGGGATAAAAAATGGCAGACGTAAATAAAAATATAATCGATGCATACAGAAGTATGTACGAATCAAAAGAAGAAGTTCTTGACGAAACAAACAAGAACGATAAGTCAGACGATGGCGAAGGGTTAGATGCAGTTCAACCTAAAGCAGTCAAGAAAAAGTTTGATGACCGTAAAGATAAAGATATCGATAATGATGGTGATGTAGATTCTTCTGACAAATATCTCCACAAAAGAAGAAAAGCAGTATCTAAAGCAATCGAAAAAGAAGGTAATGCATTTAGTAAAGCATTAATGGCCGCCAAAGAGAAAGGTGAAAAAACATTTAAAGTTGGCGACAAAGAATATGATGTTCAATCAGAACTAAACAAACTTCAAAAAGAATCATTTACTTTAGATGACATTCGTGAAATGTGTCACTCTAAAGACCACGATTGTGCAACTTACGTTGACCATCCAGAGTTTGGACTTGGTAAACCAGTATACGAATCTCATGCGATACCAAACGATGATGGTTCTGTTGACTGGTATGACGTAGAGTTTGCTCACGGTATCGAAAGAGAAGTTCCTGCAGAAGACATGCAAATTCTTCAAACAGAAGCACACAAAGAAAAAGTCCACAAAGATGATGAAAAAATGATTAAGAGTCAAAAGAAAAAAATGAAAGAAGAGGACGAAGAAGAAGAAGAACCAAAAATGATGGACTCAGATGAAAACCCAATGAAGAAGAAAAAGAAAGTCATGGTACCTGATGCAGACAAACCTAGCGAAGATGATGCAGAAGAAGACAAACCAAAAGTTGGTATGGAAAAACCTGAAGACAAAAAGAAAAAGAAAACTTCTGGTAATTCTGGTGAGAAAGAAGCAGAAATCTCTAAAATTGGCGAACAAGTATCAGAGTTCACTAATCTTTTAAATGAACTAATGGCAGTTGATGCGGTTGGTAAAAAGAAAAAAGATAAAGATGGTTCTGAACCAGACGAAAGAGACGAAAACAACCCAGAAGGTGAAAAAGACTTTGTAGATGCACATGGTAAAAAAGATGTAGTCGTTGATGGTGAGAAAGCAATAGACGATACTTCTAAAACTGCTAAAGACACTAAACAAGGTAAACACGTTAAACAACAACAAGCAAAAGGTGACTCTAAACCTATTAAATCTACCGAAGCACCTGTTAAAGGTGAAAAAGAACCTAAAGAAGGTGAAGGTAAGAAGTCAATTAAAACTGAAAGTACTCTTATGGACAAAGCAGTTCAGGCACTTAAAGGTAAAACTGTTCCAGAAATGAAGAACATTATCGCAAGTAAAGAGAAAGACAGAAATCCTTTCGATGCACGAACTAAAGATGCAAAAGCATTTTTAGAAAGAATGGCAAAAAGAAAGAATGGTGACAAAGGTACAAGTCAACAATATGTAGACAAAGACCCTAAAGACTTACCAATGATTAAAGGAGGAAAATAATGGCCAAATTAGTTGCACCCCCATGGTGTGAAAATGCAGTACCAACTCTTAATGGTTGGGAAGACCCAGACACTGGTGAATTGTATGTAAGTGGCGGATTTACTCAAGAGCAAATCGATGAATTCTTCGGTGCTAAACCCAAAAAAGCAGAAGTGTTAACAGAAGCACCTGCTAATAATAAAGGTTTAGACCAAATGAATAAGTTAGAACTTGAAGCACTTGCTAGAGAGAAAGGTGTTGAATTAGATAGAAGAAAATCAAAAGCAACACTATTACAAACTGTAAAAGAACTTTTTAGTTAAGAATCGATATACATAATAGTATATCATGAAGTTAACGAAAGATAATCTATTAGTATATGCCGCTCAGAACTACTATAATCCAAAGTGTATTGACACCGAAGATTTTCTTGAAGACTTAAAACGTTTTAAATACATCAAACGATTACTCAATCGTTATCGAGATAGTGGTGTTCTTTCTGAACGACTTATACTAAATCACTTAATTATCATCTTTAATGTCTTTGACATTGAAGCAGGTCTCAATATTCTAGAACTAAAACTAGAGGTAGAATATTGGCCAGTTATCAAACCATTTCTTATTTTTCTCAAGACAATCAAAAATGACGAATACACAAACATAGATATGGATAAAAATGTTGTCGAAAAACTTCGGGAGATATAAATAGAGTTATGGGAATTCTAAAATCTGCCGCAGACCTGGTATATACACTTCGATTTTTAAAGTTGTTAACTACACCTTTTGAAAAATTAGGTGCATATGAGATTGGTCTTATCGATAAAGATGGTGTGGTAGATAAGAAAAGAAAAGCAGAACTTAAATTAACAATGGATGGTAGAATGGATTTGTCTACTCATTACACTACATTTCTACGTCTTGTTATTAGATTAAAATCATTATTAGCAAAAATACCTGGTGGTAAATCGTTCATCGCAAGATATGGTGCCGCACTGGCACTTATCAAAGAGCATGGCGAACTATCAGATAAGAATCTACTTAAGATTCACGAAGCAACAGGTATTGATATTCTAGATGTCCTTGCAGAAGATACACAATGGTTTATGTTAGATAACAAACAACTATCTCCTGGTGTCTATAGAATGAAACACGATAGTATGACTCGAATTTATACTGACACATATAAAGATGATAAAATAAGAATTCTTGAAGAAGAATCAACTCCTGTAGACGAAGTTTTAGGACTTGACATATATTCTGCAATTCACTTGCCAAGCAATCAAAAAATGTATGTGACTACAGGAGATATAACTAAGTGAGATTTAATACTTACGTACAAACTCAAGAACTAACAGAAGGCACATTCTTGTTTGAACAACAAGTTAATCGTGAACTTGCTGAATGTACATACGAAGACTGGTGTATATTACTAGAAGACGAACAGAAACCTTGGTGGCAAGACAAAGGTGAAAAGTTTCAACAAGATTATATTAAAAAGAATCCACAATCTGATACTGCAAAAGCAATGCGGTCTTATCTGTCAACTAAAGAAAAACCCGCTACTGATACTGATACTGATAAAAATGTTGATGTCAAAACAAGTTCTACAGATGCAGATGAACCGAGTAAAGATAGATATAACGAACCTCTCAGTAAACACCCAACATTAAAGAAAGCACTTACTAGTGAAGTAAATGAGATTACAAAAGATTTAGGTGTGGCACGAGACGAACTTGTAAATGCAATCAAAGAAAAAAGTGTCTTTAGAGCAGTTAAGGCAGTTGGTATGGGTGGTGGTAAAGTTGCACTCGATGGTCTTAAAACAGTAGATACTGCAGTAAACTTTGCGGCAGATAAAGTAGCGGCCACACAAATGGTACAAGGATTACAAAAAGGTACAATAAAAGTTGACGAGTTTCTTAACAAATACCCTAAATTAAAAAAAGTTGCTGGTGTAGGAATAGCAGGGTTTTTAACATATCAATGGTTACAAATGTCATTCTCAGGTAACTTAGATAGTGATTATGACTTATCAAATATACCAGAAGCAATCGCTGGTAATATAGGATTCACAGAAGTATTGGCAACACCTGCTGGCATTAAAGGTATGGGTCTACTGGCCGCAGGTATTGCCACAGGTGGTATGACAACTATTTGGGCAGGTGGTAGAAGAGGTTTGATGATGGCCGCGGCATACACTGGTGCCAAGAAAGCAGGTAATACTAATCTAGCAAATAAACTGTTTGGAAAGATGCGACAAATGGTAAAAGGTGATACTGGAGATTTAGACAACAAAGACAGAGAACCTGAAGAACCAGTAAAAGATAAATAGAACTATGAAAAAATGTAATTGTGAAGACTTACTACAAGAGGCGGCAGAGTATCAAGGTAGAAAAGTCACATTAAATAACCCAACTAGGTCTAGCGATGGCAAGAAAAAGTTCTACGTCTATGTTAAGAACGAAAAGGGTAATGTAATTAAATTAGGTTTTGGTGACCCAAATATGGAAATTAAACGTGATGACCCAGGGAGAAGAAAATCTTTTAGAGCAAGACACAATTGCGACAACCCTGGACCTAAATGGAAAGCACGATATTGGTCATGTTATCAGTGGAGAGCAAGTGCAAAAGTTGACAATTAAACTCTAAAGTTTTAATTGTATATATAAGAATAGGAGAAAATTATGTTGAGTTTATTAGGTAGTTTATTAGGTTTCGGTGGGTCCATAATCCCAGGTATCTTAGACAGTTTCAAAGAAAAATCAGACCAAAAATTCGAACTCAAAAAGTTAGAAGTCCAAGCAAAAATACAATCAGAACAACTTCAAGTTCAAGCAAAACTCCAAAAAGAATTAGGTAAAGCAACACTTAATTTATTCGAAGCACAAGCAAAAGATAAAGAACACGAGAGATTAATTCAACACGATATGGTGTTGCAATCAGGTACAGGATTTATAGGTGGATTAGCGAGGTCAGTACGACCAATCATTACATATGCATTCTTTCTTTTATTCGCAGTTATAGAAGGCACACTTCTTTATGGCGCAATACAGGCAGGAACAGACTTTCAAGAAGCAATTAATATATTGTGGGACGAAGATACAAAGGCAATCTTTGCGGCAATAATATCATTCTGGTTTGGGTCTAGAGCAATCGACAAGAATCGTAAAGCGAAGAAATAATCATTGACAATACTTTCTAGTTAGAGTATAATAGTCCACTTTAACTTCACACATAAGGAGAAGACTTGGACTTAGTCATTGATAAAAAAAGAGATAAATTATTAGAAGATTACTCAGTCGGAATGCTGAAAGATTTTTATCTCACAGATTATGAAAAATCACCACAAGAAGGATTTGCACGTGCCAGTTTAGCATGGTCAAAATACGATGACAAAGTAGATGTAGAACTTGCACAACGTCTCTATGATTATGTAAGCAATAAGTGGTTTATGTTTGCAAGTCCTGTTCTGTCAAATGCACCCAATGGACAAAGCAAAAAAAGTAAAGGTATGCCCATATCTTGTTTTCTTACTTACGTACCAGACACACTTGAAGGTTTAATCGACCACTCGTCTGAACTTAGATGGTTATCTATTATGGGTGGTGGTGTTGGTGGTCATTGGTCAGATGTAAGAACTGTATCTGATATTGCACCTGGTCCAATACCATTTCTACATACAGTAGATGCTGATATGATTGCATATCGTCAAGGTAAAACACGAAAGGGTAGTTATGCGGCATACATGAACGTTGACCACCCAGATATTATGGAGTTTCTAAACATTCGTATACCTACTGGTGATGTACAACGTAAAGCATTAAATATACACAATGCGATTAACATAACTGATAAGTTTATGGAAGCAGTTATGACAAATAGCGATTTTGATTTAATAGACCCTAATCATGGCACAGTAAAAGAAACTGTCAAAGCAAGAAAACTATGGGAAAGAATACTTGAAATTAGATTTAGAACTGGCGAACCATATTTAAATTTTATTGATACTGCAAACAATAGTCTACCAGAACCACTTAAAGATGCAGGACTTAAAATACATGGTAGTAATTTATGTAATGAAATACATTTACCTACAAGTGCTGAACGAACTGCAGTCTGTTGTTTATCATCATTAAATCTAGAATACTATGATGAATGGAAAGACACTACAATTGTAAGAGATTTGATACGAATGTTAGATAATGTGCTGGAGTACTTCATACAGAATGCACCAGACTCGATTGCACGTGCAAAGTATTCTGCATCAAGAGAAAGAAGTTTAGGTCTTGGTGCAATGGGATTTCACTCTCTCTTACATAAGCATGGTGTTGCATGGGAATCTGAACTTGCAAAAGATATTAATGACCAAGTATTTAAGTTCATTCACGATGAAGCACATGCAGAAACAGAGACACTTGCAGAAGAACGTGGCGCATATTTAGATGGACCAAAGAGTGGTAAAAGAAACTCTCACTTACTTGCGATTGCCCCAAATGCATCTAGTGGTGTTATTCTTGGAACAAGTCCTTCAATAGAACCACTTAAAGCAAATGCATACACACATAGAACTCGTGCTGGTAGTTTTCTTGTGAAGAACAAATATCTAGAAGAATTACTTGAATCAAAAGAAATGAATAATGATAGCATTTGGAGTTCTATCATCACTAATAAGGGGTCTGTCCAGCATCTTTCGTTCCTTACAGAAGGTGAAAAAAGTATATATAAAACTGCCGATGAATTAGACCAAAATTGGGTAGTTCGTCATGCAGGAGATAGACAACCTTACATATGTCAAGGCCAGTCTGTCAATTTATTCTTTCCTGCTGGAGCAGATAAATCATACGTGAACAAAGTACACTTACGTGCATGGAGTTCAGGTCTGAAAGGATTATACTATTTGCGAACAGAAGCAAAATCTCGTGCTGAGAATGTTTCTGAGAAAGTAGAGAGAGTCGCACTCCAAAGTGATACAAGTACAATTGTGTATACAAAACCCAATTGTCCTTTTTGTCAACTTGCAAAAGAAGAACTTAAACTTCGCGGTATACCATATGATGAAATTAATCTTGAAGAGATTGGTAAAACTGCGAGAGAAGTCACGGGTCGTAAGGGTGTTAAAACTGTCCCACAAATATATTTACATGGTGAATATGTGGGTGGTTACGATGACCTTATGGAAATATTTAACAAGGCACAAGCAGAAGAATCAGAGGATTGTAAAGCATGTGAAGGATAGGGATATATGGCACAACCAATGCAACAACAAACTGCAAGGATAACCAGAAAAGAACTAAAAAAAATAATTAAACAACAACAAGACAAAAGACACAATCAGGAATAATTATGGCATTACTAGAGTTTTCAAAAACATACAAACCATTCATCTACCCATGGGCAGTTGAACTAACTAAAAAACATGAAGAGATACATTGGATAGAAGACGAAGCAGAACTCTCAGAAGACGTGCAAGATTGGCGAACTAAACTGAACGAAGACGAAAAATTGTTTATTACTCAAGTACTAAGACTATTTACTCAAAGCGATGTTCAAGTGGGCGAAAACTACCATGAACTACTAATACCTAAGTTCAAGAATAATGAAGTAAGAAATATGTTATCGTCTTTTGCAAACAGAGAAGGTGTACACCAACGTGCATATGCATTATTAAATGATACTCTTGGTTTACCAGATGAAGACTTTAGTGCATTTTTAGAATACAAAGAAATGGCAGATAAGATTGACTTTATGAAAGATGGTGATATTTCAAGTCACACAGGTTTAGCATTAGCACTAGCACAATCAGTATTTAACGAAGGTCTGTCTGTCTTTGCATCTTTTGTAATGTTATTAAACTTTCAAAGATTTGGTAAAATGAAAGGTATGGGGACAATTGTCGAGTGGTCGATTCGTGACGAGACTTTACATGTCCAAGGTAATGCAAAACTATTTCGAGATTTTTGTGGTGAACACACACGTATTGTCACAGATGAACTTAAGTCTAAAATCTATAAGATTGCAAAAGATGTTGTTAAGTTAGAAGATAAATTTATTGACCTTGCATACAATGACCACGAAATAGAAGGTCTTAAAAAAGAAGAAGTCAAACAATATATAAGACATATTGCAGACAGAAGATTATTACAACTTGGCATGAAACCAAACTTTAATGCAAAAGACAATCCACTACCATGGTTAGATTGGGTACTCAATGGCGCATCACACGACAACTTTTTTGAAAAAAGAGTCACAGAGTATTCTGTTAATGGTCTTGAAGGCGATTGGGGTTGGGAAGATGTGGACACACCACAAACATTAGAACGTATTGAAGATAAATTAGATGAAGCAATAGCAAACGTAGGTTGTTAATTTGTTAGATTCTGTCGAAAGAGAATACGAAATAAGATGCGATGTGTGTGGTGTCGACACACATGTAATTGTTGAAGAAGGAGAAAACGAAGAACCTGTTTTTTGCCCAATGTGCGGCGCAGATGCTATCGTAACTGAACTGTTAAATTAAGTCTAAATAGTTCACGATGAAATTCAATCTTGATGTTATATTTACAGATACAGAATTTAAAGAACTAAAAGAATTATCTAGAACTCTTGAATATAAACCCATAGTACCAAAAAATAGTATTCACATATACAGATATCTATTTTCAATCTTTAAAACTGCATCTAACACGCCAAATAAATTTACAGATAAAATAAAAGAACATTTTAAAATAAATTTGAATTTACAATCTTGGTATTTTATAGAATATCAAGAAGGTGCATTTGCAACTCCACACAAACATGAAGACGCGGCAAGTCTTTTTTCAACAACAACATTACTATCTGAACCAAATGAATTTAAAGGTGGTGATTTTTATATTAACGAATATGCTAATTCGGAATCTCCATATCAAAGACAAAAAATTAAAATAAAAGCAAACGAAACTCTTTTGATACCAGGAAATGCATTACATTCTGTAACAAAAATTACAGAAGGAGTAAGATTAGCATTAATTACATGGTG